CTTAGCAACAGCTGCTCCTACAAGAGTTCCATCTTCTCTATTGTTAGGGTCTCTGAGTAATGCTCTGACTTGTCTAGTTGTAAGTTTATTAAAATTAACGTTTACCATTGATTATCTCTCACTATTCGTCCCACCATCAAAATCATTAACATATGAGTTTTGAGTATCAAACTCATTGCCATATTGGGCATCTTCTTTTTTCTGTTCTGTAGTCTTACCATCATCAAATGTATCTGCTGCATTTTTAGGATTAGGAGTTCTAGAAGCACCAGTAGTTTGCGCACCACCAGAGATACTGTTTTTGATTATTGCTTCATCAATAAGAGGTTTACGAATACCAATATCATAGGTTTTAGCCTGACCTTCAGTCAGGATTGCTGCTGTAGGTTTAGCAGTTGTAGTTGCACCAATCTCAGTAACACTAGGACTTGCTTCCGTGCCAGCACTACCACCAGCTCCAATTGCACCAGCGGTGCCAGCACTTCCTGCTTGGGTTGCAGTATCTGCGTTACCTTGTAAATTACCCTCCACATCCCCCTTAAGATCGCCAACAAAAGAACTTCTAATGGTAGTAGCGTCTACTGTATCTGTATGCAGTGATTTAGAATACATTACTACATTATTACCACCAATAGTGCCACTAGAACCAAGAACAGATGTGGTTATACCAATAAGTCTATTTGCCAAAGCAGAACTTGTCATGTTCTCTTTTGCTGTAAGTGTCATATGTCTACCGGAGTAAATGTCAATATCTTTTTCAGCAGCCATTCTCAGATAGTTCTTAGCAAAGATGTAGGTGTTATTCAAAGCACCAAGAGTGTAGTTGCCAAAGACAATCTCTGACTTATTACCTTCTGTAGTAATGATTCTATCACCTACAAAGTTCTCAACTTTATCTTGAGCAATCTCTTCAACCTGTTTGCCTTTAGTAGTAACAGTATAGTTGTCGCAGTTTACATTAAAGTCACCCTCTACAGTTAGGTTAAGAGTTCCTTTATAGGTAACATTGCCGTTACCATTAACAACCATTACAAAATCATCACCAACTAACTGCACCATCCTTGAGGTAGAGTTTACAAGTATAGTTGTTGTATCTTCAGCATCAGTTCCACCGGGATACATTTCAATGCCTGTGCCATCTTTATGAACATAGGACAGACGTTCTCCACCCTGAGTATCATCATGCTCAACTCTATGACCAGAAGAAGTTTCTTCTACTTTATTATAGGGATACTTGGGTTGCCAGTCTGTTTTAACTAGGTCTGTGCCAGCAACACCATCTGGCATTACGATTTTAGATTCCCATTCTTCCCGTGCAGCTTTATTCGTTGTCGGTTTACCAACATACTCTTCCCGTGGGAATGACTCATCCGGGTCTTTAAATCCTAATTCAGACATTTACTTAAACCCTCTTGCTCTACTTGCATCAATAAGTTCTCTAACAGTTAAAGAACCTTGAGTTCTAGCATCTGTATTTCTCAAAGTGTTTCTTTTACCAAAAGAGTTCTCTACATATTTAATAACATCAAATCCCGGATCAGTTGCATTTTGATTAATATCAGAGTGTCCAAATGCTTGTCCACCCGGAAGAACAACATAGAAACACTTCATAAACTTATGAAAAGTATTCCATTGTGCAGTAGAACAAGAGTTGATATCTTGAATACCATCATTTAGTCCACCTACAAAGGCAACACTGATACTGTGAGGTAAATGTCCTGACACAGTAGTATGTTCAGCAGCAGAGTTAATAGGTTTATTAATCTGGATACGGCCATCCCGTAAGATTAAGAAATGAAAGTTTATATCTTCTTGATTATACTGTGTAAAGAACCAGTTAAGAAGTTCTTCTCTCTTAAAGTTTTGTCTGTAATCACTAGATGTATGATAGACAATAACCTCAGTATATTCTCTTCTGGCAGAACGCAAGTAGGACTCTAGTTCTTCAGGTGTTTCAATAATATCACCTACTTCAACTTTGTCAACATCAAAAATAGAGTTTACATCATCTCCTAAGAAGTCTGACTGTAAAACTTTTAATGCTGGATTGAAAGCATCAGCAAAGTTTATGGTTGTAGTTACTGCCATTATATCTTAACCTTTTTTTGTAAATAGTGGTTTGCCACTACTAGTTCTAACAACTTTACCTTCTTTAGTTCGCACTACATTTGTCAAATCGCCAAAAGTATCAGGTCTGGATGCTTCTGTTGGAATAAATGTATTCTTCTCAAACTGTTCTTCAGACACCTTATTTAAATCATTTCCCAAAGCTTTACAGGAACCTACTCCTGCCCCTTCTTCACTACTACCTGTGCCAGCAGATGTGTTTGCATACTTAACAGTTCCACCTTTGACATATAACATTGTTATACCACCAAGCATCAAAGAAAGTTCAGAAGCATATGAACCTGTAGAACCACCTACTCTTGTTTCGTCTTCTTCTGTTAGTTTGCTATTCTTAGTTACAGAGTTTGCATCTAATGCTCCGGGATGACCGGGTGGAGTTGATTTGAGTGGTTTGTTAGAACCACCGTCAAATGGGTTGGGGGCAGACTGCTCTGGTTCGTTTTCGTGTTCAGTCTTTTCATTATTAATAATATTTGTCCCCGGAGGACCATAGTTAGGCAAATCACTAGGATCAACATCACCGTCATATTCATTTGCTTCTTCAGAGTTTATTTCATTATCTAAAAGTCTCTGCGTGATTTGCGCTCTAGTTTCTTCGTCGTGGACTGATCCATCTGGAAGGTTATCAGCAACAAATTTTTCCAGTCCAGATAAGTCAGCTAAAGGGTTTTGCACTGCTCTCCTAGTAGCATCCTGTGTAGATGCAACTTCTCGTTCGTATGTGCTGGCACTCATTACACACTATTCCTATCTAAAAGGTCATATGCAGTATCTATAGTATTTTGAAGACCATCATTAGTTTTTAAAATATATTCATGAATGATTTGCGCAGCTTGTTCTATAGTTTCTGCTTCCTTTAGTTCAGCACCCCGTAATGATGGATCGTCTCTCAGTAAGATGAATAAAAACCTAATCTGGTTTTCTTCATTATTCAAGTCAAGGTTATTTTCAAAGCAAAACTTATTATACTTTAGAATATTTTGACCACGAAACTTGAAAATACCAAAAGCAAAATCATCCTCAGTTCTACCACCCTGAGTTTTAGTTGGATCAGGTTTAGGTGCAACATTAGTATTACTTGATACTGTATTCTTTCTTAATCCGGGTATTACTTTAGCCATGATAATTCCTTATGGTGCATAACTTGCTCCTGCAACAGCAGCTGCTGAAATTTCTGTAAACCCTTCTTGTTTAGCAACTTCAAAAGCAATCTGCCCAGTAGAAGTATTAGCATATACTATACCACCTACATTAGTAGCATTTGTAGTGTCTCCTGCTCCACCAATAGTACTACTGATAGATGTCGGTTCAATCTTATCTTCAGGAGTAATATCTTCTCCGGGAGTTTGTTCGATTTTGCCAATAGTTCCCATTACTAAAGGGTTCTGTGAATGTTTACCGTCTAGGAAGATACCAAAGACCCATGAACCCTGTTCAATACCTGTAGGACTTCTGCCTACACCAGATACTCCACCATATGTAGCAGGGACCATTACTGTTGCCCAAGGCAAGAGTTCAGTAGGAACTTCAGACAAATACGCATTGTGCGCACCATATACCCTGACTCTAACTCTACCAAGTTTTTCAGGGTCATTCTTATTGTCTTCAACAATACCCAAAAACCATCGGGTATCATCTCCATAAAACTCTTTCTGTAAGACCTTATATATTTCCATAACTTTAATTCTGATTCAGTTTCTCACTGCCCAAGCTTGGGTCAGTATCTGTTTTTGTTGCAGTAATAGTAGCAGTAAGTCTATTACTAAAAATAGTATACATTATCTTTTGAATAAGATATTCGCCTGATCTTTTCTTATCACGGACACTATCAATATTAGACTTTTCTTCAGGTGGAATATCTTTTTGAATATAGATATCCATCTTCTTGCCAAGTTTATTAAATCCAAATGAAATACCCGGAACAGTAATATTGATAGGTTGTTGATCTAAGAATCCATAAATCGCCCTAGACTGTGCTTTATACAAATGCTTGTCTACAGTTTCTTCTTCTAGGAAAGAGAACTTATCATCAAATAGTTTTCGTGTTACTACCTGTGTAGTATAGGTATTCTGTCCATTATGATAAGGTCTACCAATAGAAAAGTCTGGATCATAGTTATATTTTGTAGAACCATTTGACTTAGGTAAATTATCTAGAGTAGTAGGAAGATCATATATGACTTCTTCTCCACCATATTCATAGGTATCAATAAAGTTATAATATCCACCATAGACATTTCTTGCCATTGCTAACAAGGTATCTTCGTTATTATTGATAGTATAGTTGATAATCTTTTTACTAAGAATTCCCCAGTCTTCTTCTTGACCAGCACCTTTATTGGATGTAGTTCCAAAGATATAAGGATCACCGTTATTAAATGGACTTTCTCCTAATAGTGTAGATATATCTGCAAGTTGTAAAGAGTTATCTACCATTGTAGAATAGAAATAAAATGGATGACCATTATTGTTAGTGCATCTTGCAGCCATCCAGTTTGCTGCTTCTAGGGGTGATGTAGTGAAAGGGAACACTACTCGCATATCAGACTGTACTGGACTACCTTTAGGTTCTACAGCTACACCTAATTGTTCTGAACAAATAGTATTACAAATAGCATCTGGTTTGCCTTCATAGGTTTTACTGAAACGAGTGCTGTTACTCAGCAATGCATGTTCTTCAACTAGTTTTACGGAAAAACCAGACTTATCATCACCGACCTTTTGCCCAAAATCAATCCCCATACAAATAAATTCTTTGTTCATAATAGGGTTTGCTTCAGAGTCTAACACAATAATATTAACTCTTTCTTGCCCTTGAAAGTGAACCGCATTAGATGCGTTAGCAGAGTCAATAATTACAAGACGGCCTGTGATATAGGGAAGACCAAGGTTTTCATAGATATTTACTTCTGCAACAATCTTTGAAATCTCTTGCCGTGGATATCTTTCAGAAGAAACAAAAACTCTTGTCTGTGCAACATATAAAGGATGATGTCTACCAGTAGTACTCATTAGTAACTACTACCCCCTCCACCACCACTACTGCTACTGACACTAGCACTACTACTGCCACCACCATTAGTAGAAGGCGCAGATATACTTGAAGTGTATGAAGTATCTCCAAATCCACCACCAATAACAGTTTCAACTTGTTCCCCTGAAGTTTCAGATAAGATTCTTTTGAACTGTTTATCAAACTGAGTAATCACTTCTGGTCTCAGAACCTTAATAGGTCTAACCTCTTCATTTTCTTTTCCATACCGTTCAAGGAAGGTAACAGGAGTAATCGTAGCAGGGATAATAGCATCATAGTTGGTAGCAATATAATCTTCATATTCATTTTGGATGAATACAAAAGAAGAGTTATTATCTAGAACACCATCATCACCAGTAGTTTTATTTGCAAAGAATGGCGACTGACTAATAACCGAACCTGTAAATCCTAAATTCTTATAGATTACAAAGTTTCTTTCTTTTGGGTTTTCAGTATCATTTGCTGTGATAGTGCTAAAGGGAAGTCCAACGTTATCAGAGTCTCCAGCATATACTCCACCTAATACAGTAGTTAGGTCAACACTAACATCTGACCTAAACTCAAATCCAATATATTGTGGAGCAGTAGCAGTTATCAAGTCCAGTTGATTATCAACTAAAGTGAATGTATGGTATACAATAGAAGTAGGCGCAGTTCCTTCTGAATCTACAATAGAGTTTATGATAGCTCCTAGTTGCATGGATACAACACTTTGAAGTTCCGTAGTGAATCCTAATACTCCTGCTAAAAAGTTTGTCTGCCAATCATCAATTGTATATTCATCATCGTTGATAAACTGTGATTGTAAAACTCCTGCAATCTGAAGTGCAGTTCCACCCGGAATAAGATTTCCTAAGATTGCCTGAACACCAAGTTCGTCCAAACTAAAGTTAGTAAAAATAGAACTAAGATTAGAAATATTAATTTTGTCAATAATAAAGTTAGATGGGTCGTTAACGTCAAGACCATTCCATCTAATTTCATGTGATACTCTCTGAAGAAAAGGAGCATTAGGACTGATATCAACATAGTTGCCACTAGCATTCTCATAGTGATGCTTGGCATTATATTCTTCTACTACTGTATCAATCTTAATATTCTTGTCTACTTCATTTTCTGTAGTAAGAATAGATTCATTATTAATAAAGTTAGAATCAGTAAGAACTTTTGCTGTGATCTGGTAAGTCATTCCAAATGAAAGATCACTAATAGTTGCTTTTGTATTATTCTCTGTGGTAACAATACTATAGTTTGTTGCTACAGTATTTCCTAGAGCAGTTACTACTTCTACCACCCACTCACTAGTATTTACAAAAGTTTCTGCTGTAGTTAGTTCAATCTCTAACTCACTGTTGATAGTAGGTGTTCCAGTGAAAACTCTATCAGCTGGTGTTTTTTCTACAATAATCTGACCCATATCAGGTCGTCTTCTTAAAATCTTTCCAGTAACACCAGATGCTTGTCCTTCAATGTTACTACCTACTAAGAACTGCTCTGCAATATTTGCTCTAGTTGTAAGGACAATATTAGGATATTCTTCTTTTGCCTTGTCACTAATGCGTGATCTGGTTAAAGGCCATCCTCTTTCTTTTATATCATCATTTAGAAGATAGAATGTCCAGTGATAGTCAGGAGAACCATATAAATCATTAGAAACTTGATCAGGTCTGTCACCATCTCTCAAGTTATATTCTTGATAGAAAGAAATGTCATCCTTGACTCTATCAATCAAATCAATATAGGCACCAATGTCTTGAACTGCAACAGCTGTCGATTCGTTACCAAACTTATAATTGACTGTAGGATAGTTTGTGAAATATGACATATTAATAACCCTCTCGAATCTTACCGGCATGCAACGCTGTTTCTTCTTGGAAAGACATAGACAACTGAACTTCATTTGCCTTACCATCTGCAAAGAACGAAGCAGACCTTGGGTTTATTACAGTATTTACACTTGTAAGGTAACAGGGCAAAAGTTTAGGAGCTTGAGTCATTTTGACACCTCTATATAAAAATTCAATATAGAATTTGGTAGGAAATTTATACCCAAGTCCATCCAATATCCGCTCTGGATATGCATTTTCTCTAAAAAAGTCTACTATATTTTCTATAGAGGAAGATTCTGCTGAACTTTGAGGACTCATTAGAAATGAAAATGAAAAGGTTCTGACTGCAACATCTCTAAACACAGAACGCTTATGTGGGTTTGCTGTTGTTTGTGTCCCTGCTGCAACACCAGAAGCAATTGCTGGTGCAATATCTTCAGTAAAACCTTGGACACCTAAACTAAATAAGTCACCGACACCACTGAGATTATTACCAAACTGTTCAAATTTATCAGCATTATTTAACTTCATGTTACGCAAATTTGCTGCTTGGGCAGCAACTGCTGTTCCAGCACTTTTAGCTTGATTTATAAGTTTATTGCGCCCTTCACCCCCTGATGTCGCTAATCTTGCAATTTCACCAGCAACACCTAAGTTAGCGTTATCATATACTAATCCATCAGAAAAGTTTACTGCTTCAGGAAAATATAAAGAACACTGTCCAGCAGATTTACCACCCTTTGCAATAAACATAACACTGGCTTTGTATTTTTCATCTGGTTCAACTGGATATCTTAAACCCGCATTTGCCATTAGTAATCCTATAAATATTTGAATAGTTTATACTTATTTATATGGTGGTTATGAAAACTTACAAAGGTAAATACAAGTTAAAGAAACCTGAAAAATACGACGGAGACCATACACAGGTTATTTATCGTTCAGGTTGGGAGAGATTTGCATTCAAATGGTGTGAAAATCAGGAAGACATTAAATCATGGTCTTCTGAAGAGACTATCATACCATATATTAGTGCAGTTGACAACAAATATCATCGGTATTTTGTTGATTTGAAACTAAATATGAGAGACGGCAGTGTTGTTCTGGTAGAGATTAAACCAGATAAACAGACCCGACCACCAAAGAGTAAACGCAGAACAAAAAGATTTATATCTGAATCACTAGAATATGTTAAGAATGAATGCAAGTGGAAAGCAGCTAAAGAGTATTGCCTAGATAGAGGGTGGCACTTTCAGATATGGACCGAACACACACTAAAGCAAATGGGGATGAAGTTCTAAATGGCAGGACTATTTCAAAAATTAGAGTTTGAAGCATTTCGTAAAGGGATTACTCCACGGAGTAAAGAGTCCCGTGCATGGTTTATGAACAAGGCAAAGAACTTGAATGTCAGTAGAAGTAAACTGATGAAAGAAGACCCTATTGAACTGCGTAGTCGTCCTGCTGTGGGCAAGATGTATATGTATTTCTATGATCCTAAGCACAAAGAGACACTGCCCTACTACGATAGATTTCCACTCATTATTATGGTAGGTCCAGCACCTAGAGGTTTTATGGGACTGAACCTGCACTATCTTCCTCTGGCAACTAGAGCAAAGTTTTTAGATGCACTGCTTGGCACTATAAATAATGAAAGATATGATGAATCTACTCGTTTCAGGTTATCCTATGAAATGTTAAAACGTGCATCTAAGTTAAAGGCATTTAGACCTTGCTTGAAAAGGTATCTAAGTTCTCATGTGCGTTCTAGACTTGCTATGGTTCCTGCCCCCGAATGGGAGATTGCTACGTTCTTGCCGACAGCAGACTTTGAAAAGGCAAGCAGCAGTGAAGTATACAAAGACTCTAGAAGAAAGATGAGAGCATAACATGGCAACCATTGAAGACTTAAAGGCAGCAATGTCTGCAAAGGCACCAGCTAGACCGGATAGGTATCGGGTTAGAATTCCGGGGTTGAATGCTGCTGGTGATATTCTTTGTCAGGCAACAAACTTACCGGGCAGACAGATTACTACTACTGAAAGACGTATTGGTATGGTAACACAAAAGATGCCCTATGGATTTATCTTTGATGATGTAAGTCTAACATTTTTACTAGATAATGAATACGTCATTAAAAACTATTTTGAAGACTGGCATGAAGACATTATTGGGTTTGATACTTATGAGTTAAAATACAAAAATGACTATAGCAAAACTGTAGAAATCCAACAGTTAGACAAAGAAACTGAATCTGTAGTATATGGGGTTAGGTTAAAAAATGCTTTCCCTGTTACCATAAGTCCTATTGAGTTAGGAGATGGACTACAAAACCAAATCACCCAAGTAAACGTGCAGCTGGCATTCACTGATTGGGAACGCACTACTTAATGGAGTTACTATAACATGGCTTTACCTAAACTTAATGAGTCGATTAAATATACTACTAAAATTCCTTCTACTGGCAAAGAGGTTAAGTTTAGACCTTTTCTCATCAAAGAAGAAAAGATTCTTTTGATTGCAATGGAATCCCAAGACCAAAAGATTATTATCAATGCAATTGGTGATACTGTCAATTCTTGTATGATTGAAGATATTGATATTTTTGAGATGCCTATTTTTGATCTTGAATACTTGTTCTTGCAAATTCGATCCAAGTCTGTAGGGGAAACATCATCAGTAAACATTGGGTGTAAATCTTGTAATCATAAAAACGAAGTTATCATTCCTATTGATGATATTAAAGTAACTAATCCTAAAGCAGATAAACACATCAAACTAAATGATGAAATTACTTTGTCTATGCAGTATCCATCATTAAATGATATTTTAAAAACAAATGCATTAGACAATAATACTGAAATTGAACGAAACATGGAAACATTCTATGCTTGTTTAGAAGCAGTAGAAACTGAAGAAGAAAGATTTATGGTCAAGGATGAACCTCATGAAGAGATTGTCAACTTTGTAGAATCTTTGACTTCTTCTCAGTTTGAAAAGATCAAGAAGTTTGTTGATAGTATTCCTTCTTTACGGCATACTCTAAAATTTAATTGTGAATCCTGTGGTACTGAAAACACTAGAATCTTACAAGGAACGAATGATTTTTTTTGATAAGCCTTTCTCATGAAACGTTACTAAATCTATATCATACTAACTTTCAATTAATGCATCATTATCGGTATTCATTAAGTGACATTGAAAGTTTAATGCCTTGGGAAAGGGAAGTTTATTTGTCATTGTTGGTCAGTCATCTTGAAAATGAGAAAGAAAAAAGAAAGCAACAAGAGCAGAGAAGATAAATGGCAACGTTTGTACAAGTAATTGAAGAATTAAAAGAGAGCATGTTTGACCTACAGGTTGAGCAGGATGAAACCACTCAGGCGATTAAATCTCTTGATGGACGTATGGCAGAATTTGTTGCTCTTGCAGGTAGAGACAGATTAGAAGACCTTGAAGATAGACGTGAATCAAAACGTGCATCACAAAAGCAAGAAAAGCAAAACAATGAAGATCGTAAAAATGCTAAGAAAGGTATTGGTGGGTTAGGCATTGGTGATCTTGCGCAAGCATATGTCCAAGGTCGTTTAGGAATGGCATTACTGAGTGGGTTAGGCGCTTTAATGATGACCCCAGCAGGAATTGCGATAATTGCTGCTGTAGCTGGTAGTGCTTTTCTTTTTGGTAGGGATAAATTAAAAGACTATGAGGCTGGAGTAGCATTAACTAAAGACCCTTTAAGAGAAAAAGAATTAGATGCAATACAAAATTTTGCAGAGGAAACTAAAAAAATTCAGGAAAGTGACACTCTAAACCCGTTTGCTAAAACAGAGGCACGGATGATCCTGACTAGAAGATTAGAGCAAGAAGTTGGTGATGGGACTACACCAGAAACTGTGGAAGAAGTGCAACAAAGGCAATTAAGAATTCAGCAGATTATTAGAGCTGGTAGGGATGAGACTGGTAATCTCATTTTCACACCAGAAGAACAAGATGCTTTTTTAGGTAAAATTGGTGGACCTGCTACTGGAAAACTATTAGAATTTTCACCGACAATAGCGTTAGAAGGTATAAGTGATCCGAATGGAACTTTAAATCAAGAAGCATATAAGAGTTTAGGAGATAAGGAGACTTTTATCGAAAAAAGGGGTGAAGCTCCAAATGCTGTTGAGGATGATCAAGGTCGAATTGATGTAATGGGAACTGCTGCACAAAACTTAACTGTTGATCCAGAAAAAGCAGTTAGTGTTGAAGAATTTATGAAACAACCAGCTGGAATTAATCCTCAACCAAACTTTTACAGTGATGCAATCGTGCGAATGATGGATAGGAACTACATTCCACCTGCTGCTGGGTCATTACAATATGAAGAACTTATGAAGCAAAATAGTATGTTTCAAGTGCCTCCGATTGGTCAAGACATAATTGGACCAATAGTTGAGACTGCTATAAAAAGTTTAAGAACAGATGATAATCTTGGTCTTGGATTCTTTGGTGCGCCAAGTGCAGGACTTGATATTAACGAACTGAGAGACATGAATCTTGACGTTGAAAAATTATCAATTGAAATCCCACCTAATCTTGGAGGGCAAGTTCTAAGTATATTAGGTGAAGGATTAAATGTAGGTGGAACTACAGTAATTAATAATCAAACCACTAATAACGTTTCTGGTGGTGGAGGTGGTGGAGCAGCAGCTGTCAATACCAGTTCATCTTCTGTTGCACCATCTAACGACTATCACGGAACTTTAGATGCTACACAAGTTATTGGCGGCGCACCTAATAGATAAAAAAATCCCCGGTGGGAAGTCCTAAAACACCGGGGATTTTCTCTAACTATCAGTCTTCATTTGCAAGACGTGAGAAATATGACATAGTGTCATCATCTCCATCTGCGTCTACAATACTTGGTGCAGATACTGGTTCCACAGATTTCATAGGAGCAGTATCAGCAGTGATTGACAAATCTTCTGTCTGCTGTGGAGTAAATGTTCCACTAACACCGAGAACAGCATCCAGTCGTGCTTTCAGCTCTTCGTAAGACTTGTAGTTAGTAGGGTCTGTAAACTCGCTGAGTGGATAGACCTGACCATAAATCGTATCCAGTTTATCATCATCTGCCAGTACAGCAGGAGAAGAAAACTCAGAACGGTCATAGTTACGGTAACCATCTACTTGACGAATCTTCAGTTTAAAGTCAGCCCCTTCCCAGAAATCAAATGGATTTACCGGAGCATCATCAGGAAACTCAGGTTGCATAGATTCCATCAACTTGTCGTGAATCTTTTTACCATACTGGTAAAGGAACACCTTGCCTTCATTCTCTGGATTGCCAGAGTCAGATACAACATAGATGTTCGAAACATACTTCAGGCGACGTTTCTGGTCCCGTGCAGTCTGTTTATCTTCATCACGACCAGTATTCCACAGTTGAGAGTTTAACTCCCCTACAGGGTCTTTCTGACCAAGGGAGGTAAGTGATTTTTCAATATACCACATACCTGTAGTCTTGCCTTTAAAGCCATGGTCCCAATAACGGACCCAAGGAAGTTCTTCACCTTCTGGTGCAGGAAGGAAACGGATAACAGCATAACCATTACCTGCCTTATCTACAGTAGGTTTCCAGACACGTTCATCTGGACCATTACGAACATCAGCTGAGGATTCATTCAACTTTGCTGCTGCATTAACGAGTTTGTCAATGGAAGAACCACGGGACTTTTTAAGATTTGCAAGTGACATATATTTGTATTCCTTTTGTATATTTGTATTCAGTTATATTAAGAAGTGTATCATACTATAAAATTCACGGGTTGTCAATCATTATTTTCAAAGGTGATTGAACCTTCTTCAGTCTCCATACTAGATGGAGTTCCTACAGACAGGATATCTTTCAAACTTAATCCAGAAATCCCGCCGTCTTGTTCTACATGATCATAATCATTTGTCTGGACAGAAACATTCTCCGATTGGAGGAAGTCCGCTGTCAGTGCTTGGTTCTGCTCCTTCATCCATAATCTCCAATTCTGGTTCTGTAGTTTCTTCAGGTGTGACTTGATCAACGATTGGTTCTGCATCAATTGATGGTTGTCCAACATCTTCGATCACCTCTTCTGACTGATTAAATCTACCAAGAAGTTCATCCTGATAGACAAAAGAACATGCACCGATTCCAAGAATAACCAGCACAAATGGAATATACATTCCAATTAGTCTTAACATAAATTTCCCCATTCGTTCCTCACAATGGTAGTGTGTTAATTCTCTCAAGGTAATTGAGATTACGAGCTTCTGCTTCTAACTTATCCTTGATTGAGGTATTTATCAACACACTAACACGTTCTGCTTCGATTTGATTTACTTTCATAATATCTACAATAGCATCCATATAAGATTCACGTTTCTCAAAGACGTGAGATTCTACCATATCACAAAAACGTTTCTTAGTTAGTATTTTGTCTTCAATATTCATTATTTTTGTTGCTCACAAATTCTTGATATGCTTCATTACCAGACAGAATTTCACTAATGTCATAGGATTGAGCATACTCTAAATCATAAGCAGCAATCTTTTCCATACGTTTCTTCATACGGAATTGAGTGTCAAAGTGCTTCTTACGGAGTTTGGTTTTCAAAGTTGCCAT